CCCGTCGACCTCGAGGCACTCGAGATGATGTGCCACTCCGCCTACGCGCACCGGAAGGCTCGCGAGTTCGTCGCGCAGCACGGCGTCATGGTGCAAGTCAACGGGCGCATCCTGCCTAACCCGGCACTCAAGGTCGCGCGAGACGAGGCGAGCGCGTACACGCGCATAGCCCAGGAGTACGGGCTGACTCTCGCCGCGCGTCTCCGCCTCGGCCTGATGCAACTCGCCGGGGAGTCGATGCTCGCGTCGCTCTCGAAGGATCTCGACCGGCCCGACGTCGTCGTGCAGGTGCAGGCATGAAGGTCCCGAAGGGCGCCGCATACGACGAGGCACGCGCGGACCGGATCGTCCGCTTCTGCGCCCGCTACCTCAAGCACATGAAAGGCCGCTGGGCCGGTCAGCCGTTCGTCCTCGAGGACTGGCAGGAGCAGGAGATCATCCGGCCCCTGTTCGGCACGGTCGACCCGAAGACCGGACGGCGGTGGTACAGGGAGGCTCTCATCGGCCTCCCTCGATTAGCAAGAATGGGAAGTCAGAACTCGCCGCCGCTGCCGCTCTCTATCTCCTCCTCGCTGATGGGGAGTTCGGGGCGGAGGTCTACTCCCTAGCGGGCGACCGGAAGCAAGCGAGCCTGGTCTACCGGACGGCAGCGGATATGGCTAAGGGTTCCCCGTTCCGGAGCGCGGTCCGGGTCTACCGCTCCGTGATGGAGGTCCCCGAGACGTCCGGGATCTACCGGGCGCTCTCCGCCGACGCGGATCTGCAGCACGGTCTGAACCCGCACGCGGCGATCATCGACGAGTACCACGTTCACCGGGACGCCGAGCAGTATGAGGCGATGCGGACGGGCACGGCAGCCCGCCTCGAGCCGCTGATCCTGACGATCACGACGGCGGGACCGGAGAAGCGAGGACCGCTGTGGTCACTTTATGAGCGCGGTGTTTCAGGCAAGGATCCTCGCCTGTTCTGCTACTGGCGCTCAGTCCCACCGGGGACGCCGCTCTCCGACCTCGACGCCTTCAAGGAAGCCAACCCCGCATCCTGGGTCACGGAGGAGTTCCTCGCCGATCAGCGGGACTCCCTCCCGGAGCCCGTCTTCCGGCGCCTCCACGGGAACGAATGGTATGAGGCAGGCGGGACGCTCTGGGTCTCTCGCGAGTCTTGGGAGGAGTGCGAGGGTCCGGTCGAGTTCGATCCGGCGCTCCCGGTCTACATCGCGGTCGACGCGGGCTCGAGGCGCGACTCGACGGCGATCGCGATGGGTCAATGGGCCGACGACGGGAAACTGAACACGCGCGTCTGGATCATGCGAGCGGACGAGTCCATCGGCTTCCTTGACTATGAGATGGTGGAGTCCCTGCTCCGCGATCTCGCGTCGACGTATGACGTCCGCCGCATCGCGTTCGACCCGTTCCAGATGGTGCCCGTCGCGCAGCGGCTCGACGGCGAAGGTCTCCCTGTCGAGATGTTCCCTCAGTCGCACGTTCGCATGGTGCCCGCCTCGCAACTGCTCTACGACCTGATCATGGAGGGCAGGCTCCGACACGAAGGCGACGACGAGGTCTCGGAGCAGGTCCTCTCCGCCGGGGTCCGGGAAGTGCCGCAGGGGTGGCGGCTCGATAAGCGGGTCCGCTCGAGGTCGATCGACGCGGCGATCGCGCTCGCGATGATGAGCCAACTCGCCGAGTGGGAGCGGGCCGGAGCGGATCCCCGGGTCATCATCCTCTAGGGCAGCGGCCCCCTATCCGCCCCCCAGCGGGCAGGGGCGCGACGCGCCGGAGGACCCCCCGATTGGACCGGGACGCTAGGCATACGCTACGGTTGTCCTATCGGGCAACCCCGCCCGCCGGAACCGACAGGAGCAACCCCGATGACGACCTACACCGCAACCGCCGCAGACGGTCAGACCTACACCCGCAAGACGGAGCGCACGTACACGCACGCAGTCATCATCACCTGGCCCGAGGGTCGCCGCCAGGTCAAGTTCGCTGGACGTCGCGACCTCGCGGAGAAGACCGTCGCGAACTTCGTCTCCGCCCCCCGGTGGGCAAGCCCCGAGATGCGGCAGCGGCTCGACGCGCTCCGCGAGGCGCTGGCCTTCGAGATCGTCGAGGCGGTGGCCCGATGAGCGACGAGACCCTGACCTGGCCCTCCGTCCGCGAGGAGATCCGCGAGGCGCTCGAGTTCGACGTTATCCACGGGAACATCGACCTTGACGGCGACCTCGACGAGATCGCCTGGGAGCGTGCCGACGGCGACGCGAACGCTTGGACCTACTGGCGAGCGAACTCCCTCTGGCTCGACTCCTCCGACGTCCGAGACTTCGAGGAGGAGGCCGACGAACTCGGCTGGGACGAGGGCGAGACGATCCAAGACCGCATCTGCCGCGTCGTCTTCCTCGCGCTCCGGTCCGAGTACCGCGACGCGCTCGATGACCTGCGGGAAGCCCGGCTGCGACTGCAGGCCGATCTCGAGGAGGCGAGCGCATGAGCGCCCCGGTCCGCCTCACCCGGCGCGGCAGGATCGCCGCGACGATCGCGACGACCCTCGGCGCCCTGCTCCTTGCCGGGCTCGCGTCCCTCGACGCCGACGCCGACGCCCGGCCCGCCCCGGTCGGCCCCGCGAAGACGGCGCCCGCGTTCGACTGCCGCGACCGGATCGTCCGCGTCCTTCACGGCGCGGGCTTCCGGGGGCGCGACCTCCGGACCGCTTACGCCGTCGTCATGCGGGAGTCGCATGGTCGCTCGCTCGACGAGTCCTCGCCGTGGTTCAGCGGAGGCTTGGGGTGGTTTCAGGTACAGACGTCGGCGCACTCCTCGAAGCCTTGGTGGTCGCGCTCCGCGATGCTCGACCCGAAGCGGCAGGCGCGGATCGTGTACCGGCATATGACCGACAAGGGCCGGAACTGGGCACCGTGGGGCTTGACCCGCGACGGCAGGCTCGACCCCTCGCAGTACGGCGGCTGGTCGTCCTGGCAGCATGAGGCTTGGATCATGGCGCCGTTCCGGAAGTACGCCGCCGCGTTCGATCGGCTCCCGAAGGGATGCCGCTCCTAGACGTTCCTGCCCCCTCCGAGTCGACGCCCCCGGTCCTTCTCCTCCGGGGGCGTCGGCGTGTCGCGTGTGAACAGAGTGACAAGTACGGGACCGTGATCCTCGACAGGAAGGCACTACAACCCCGTGGAGGTTTCCCCGTGCCCGACCTCGCCGATCTCGCCCGACCCGACTACCGCCCCGAGAAGGGTCCGGCCTGCACGATCGGGCTCGCCTTCTCGTCGCTCTCCGACGCCGATGCCGCGAACCTGACGGCAGCCCTCGAGAACCCGCACGCGCCCTCGAGCGCGATCGCCCGTGCCCTCTCCTCCCTCGGGCACGACGCGAAGCCCTACACGGTTCAGCGGCACCGCCGCCGCGAGTGCAGGTGCCCGGAGTGAACCTCGAGGACCTCGCCGCCGCCGGACCCTCGGAGCCGGAGTACCAAGCCCCTGCCGTCCGGCATCCCTCCGGCTGGGAGCCCGGCGTCGCCTGGGACGGCACCGCCGGGACCCTGACGACCGCTCCCCTCGAGTCCGCCCCGGAGGACTGGGCCGACCTCCTCGCCGTCTGGGATCTCGACCCGCTCGAGTTCGAGGTCGTCGAGCCCGTCCAGTACCGGGCCTGGGACGCCGCTACGGGCGAGGGGAACGTCCGGAGGCTCTACTACTACCGGGCGACGATCCGCAGGCGGAGAGAGCGATCTAGGCCCGTCGAGGAGATCCTCGCGGTCATCGGCAGGAAGCGTCCGAAGCGACGCGAGCCGACCGGAGAGCCCGGCCCGTCCTACGTCGTCGCCGCCGGTGACCTCCAACTAGGCAAGCCCGACGGCGACGGGACGGAGGGCACGGTCGAGCGGTTCCTCGAGAAGACGGACCTCGCCGTCGGCAGGCTCAAGGATCTCCGCCGGATCGGGCGCTCGATAGACGAGATCACGCTCCCGTGGCTCGGCGACTGTGTCGAGGGACTCGTCTCGCAGGGCGGCGCTCTCGCGCAAGCGGGACGCCTCGACCTCTCG